TACATAGAACTTGTATAAGTATTGATCATTGTCAAATACTCCAGTTGGATTGTTAAATCTAGGAACTGAGTGTTGTAAGTAGTAACAAGCATAGAATGCTGTTCTATCTACTGCACCGCTACCACAACCAAGTAATGCATCTCCGTGCTGAATTTCTCTCATTCTAGCAGAGTCTTTATTACCTTGATTCCAGCCACCATCTTGTCTGTATCTACCTTCAAGAATAATCTCATCAATAACAGTTTCACCTGTAGTTTCAGATTTAGTTGCAACTGCAATTGCAGAGACTTGACCAAAACCAGTAACAGCTACACCAGATACAGCAGCAGTCATACATGTGTTAGTACAAGCATCACCATCATCATCAACTGGAGAAACAATTGCTTTTAATGGAGCAATTCCATACCAGTCTCTAGTATCATAAGAACAGTTATCAAAGAAAGTTGCAGTATAGTCAATAACTAACTTCAACTTGTTATTACCAGAACCACCAGCTACAGCTGAAGCAGTAATAAACGGATTCAATAAAGGATCTTCATTGATTCTAGTTACCCATGCATCTACAACAGTTGCACCAGCAACATCAGTACCACTTGAACAACACTCTCTGTAGTCTAAAGTAACATAAGAGAATCTGTTTAAGAAACGTAATACTGCGTCACCTTTAAGATCAATTCTTAATTGATTTTGAGCAGCTGTAGAACCATCACATTTGAAACATCCATCAGGAATTTCAATTTCAATGTACTCAGCAGCACCAACAATACAATCTTGTTTCCAAAGACCTGTAACGTAAGCTGGTTTAATAATTTTTGTTTTAATTGACTCAGCATAACCTCCTCTTACAGGGTTATTACCAAGTGTGTCAGTTTGGTTGTAGTTACCAAACACTAATAGGTATTCAGCTGGTACAGCAGAGTTATTTGCAGTAGGAAATGCTACTGTTTCATAATCTGCGGCATCAACTAATCCTAGTTCTCCTGCTGTCAAGGTTGTTGTTGCTTGATCAGCATTTGCTTCTGTAGAGGAAATTACTGCAGCCTTTACATAAGCGTGATTAAAATAAGCCATTTGTCTAATGCCTCCTTATGTATTCAGAGGACTTTTATTAATTACAAAAAGAATGGGTTTGTTATACCAGAATAAAAGTACCCAAACCTGAACTCTTATTCCTGTTTACATTATAATATAATACTTTTCTACTAGATAAGCAATATATTAATTATTTTTTTCAGCCTGTTGTGACCCTCTTATATAATTATTAGCATCGTTTATGTCTCCTGCTATAATTGCACAAGCTTCATCTATTATTACCTCAACAATATCATCTTTGAATTCAGATTCAATATCTACTGGTGAAATATTATTAGTATATGGATCAGAACAACCAGCTATTTCAATATTTCTAGGTTTTCTATAAAAGGTAATTCTAGGATTAACCACATCAAATTCCCTTTTATAGATCCTTATTGTATTGTTTGCTAACGTACAAAAAGTTTCACCCCATTCAAAATCAGGTCTTTTTAAAGGATCTCTCATAATTAAGTCTACATTTGCTTCTTCAGCTAAGTAAACAGTCATTGATCTAGGATCTTTATTACAACATTCTGTTGTTGCATCTGTATCAACCCTTTTATACTCCATATAATTATTTGGAAAATTTGTTCCTAAAAAATAATCATCTTGTACAGAACCTGTTATTGGTTGTGTTGTTAACAATATTTGTAAATCATCAATACGTCTTTTAGTTTGTTCATCAGACGTTCTCATTGCGTTAGTACCATGAAGTTGTCTTCTACACCACTCAATTTGAGCTTTATTGAAAGATTCAACAATTTGCCAGCATTCTATATTATCATAGTCATTACTAGCAAGCTTGTTTAGCCTTTGTCTAAATTTTATTTGTAGTGTAGTATTATTCATTATTAATTATTTAACAACAAGTCAACTTCTTTTTTAAGTCCCATTAGCATTTCATCATTTGCTGGGTTTTTAAGATATTCAGCTACTCCTTCTCTTGTTGTAGCAATCTTAGTATTTGATTTTTTCTCATATATATATCCGTCAGATTTTGTTGTTAACATATTAAATGCTAATCCATCTTTAATCATTGAATGTATATTTAGATCTTCAGGACTAAGTCTGGTAGCTTCTATAAAATTCTTTGAAGCTTTTGCTACATCAGATTCTCTACCTTCTCCATTTATATAACCGTCTGCATCTTCATATAATACATCAAGTGGAGTAGTGTGAGTATACTGTGCGCTATTGAAAGTCAATATCTTAACAACATGCATTAATCTAGTTTTATCTTCATCATAAAGATCACTTAAGATACCAAGAGCTTTATTTCTAATTTTAGCATTTTTAGTTCTTGTACCTGCAGTTTCTACAACTTTATCTAAATAAAACTTATATTTACCACTAGTTTTAGCAGTTTGTAAACTATCAGCAACTAAAGAAAAACCTCCTGCTTCAATAGCTAATAGTTTAATTTTATCATATGCATCTACCTTTGGATCTAAATAAACAGGATCATTTCCTACTTTTATCATGATTTTATTCCAAAATGCATCATTATCAGGTCTTACTACTTGAACTTTATTCCAAAAGTCTTTATCATCAACGTCTATAACATTTGATGCTAGTTCTTTTTCAAGTTCAACAACATGCTCTCTAATCTGTTTTATTTTAGCTGCTTTTTTTTCAGCAGGTAAAGCTTTTATTTCTGGAGCAAATTCATTTAATCCTGTTATATATCTTTTAATTCCATTTCTTTCTAAACATGCAATACTTTCGCTATGATAAGCTCCTTCATGTAATGACATGTTATATTTCTCTAATCCCATATTGTCCATATCAGGATTAAAATATGCACGGATTGCAATTGATCCATCTTTTACAGCATCTGTTTTTTCTAAAATAGTTATATTATCCATTTTCTAATTTTTATTGGTTATTAATTTTTTTTGGTTTAAAAGAAAGTGGGAGGAGCACTAGGCTCCCCCTTCTTTCATATTGTTAATTAAGATTAGAATGATCCTCCAGTAACTGGGTTTCTCATAACAATCTTAAGCACCTTAGTTGGGTCTTTAACCCATACAGCTGGCATGGTTTGAGTCATCATTACACGATAACCATTGAAGTGTCCTGAAGAAGCAAATCCTTGAGTTCTTCCCATGTAGTCCATAGTACCGTTTTGGTAGAACCACTTAAGAGCATTATCCCAAGAAAGTTTCAATAAGTAAATGTTGTCATTTCCTTCATCAGTTACATCAAAGATAATGAAGCTGTAAGAAGATAATGGACGACCATCTACTAATGGATTCTCAATGTCATTAGTGTGTAAGTTATCAAATGCTGGGTTCAATACAAACTTAACGTTTGCTAAGAACGGTATAACAAAACTTGTGTAAGCAAATCCGTAACCTAAGTCCATTCCTTTTCCAGTGATTGCACCAATGTTATCAAGATTTGTTACCATTCCGTTATTACCAGAAACGCCATTTACTTCAGCGCTAATAGCTGCATTTACTAACTGCATACCTCCAATTCCAGTTTGAACAATTAATTGTCTCTTTGGATCTGGACCATCAAATTCAACTTTTCCAGCATAGAAGTTATAAAGTTCATTCTTGAACATATCTAAGCTAAATGCTGACTTGTTGTATACACGCTTGAAAGAGTTATCTAATTGCTTCCATAAACCAACTGATAATCTAATATCATCCGGTCCATCTTGCTTAACTCTACCACCGTGACCCCACATTAAGTAACACTCAATGTCATTAGCAATTTTAGTAAGGTGTGCTGCTTCTAGAGAAGTTAAGAACGTTCTAGAAAGAGAACCATTATCAAATGCTTTCTTAATGTAGTCTTTACCCATTGCACCAGCAATAGACTCAATAGAATCTAAAGAAGGATCAATGTTCTTGTCAAAGTTTCTCCAAATTTCAGTTACAGGTACAGTACCATCAGCATTCATACCACCTTTGATCATAAGATCAGCACGTGATGAAACTGAATAGTGTACGTGTGCTTCAGCTCCTCCAACAAAGTTGTAGAATTCTCTGAATCCTGCTCCAGTTGAAATATCAGAGAATCTTTCTCCGTATTCACCTCTTGCAGAACCTTTTCTGAAGAATTTAGTACCAGCAGCAAGATATTTAATATCAATTCCTGTGCCAGTAGCATTGTTTACTAAAGTACAAGTATAAACCCATCCATCTCCTACAGGAACAATGTCATCTGCAGTGATGTAGAATTCAAGACCGTTGTACTTGTCATAGGTAATGATGTCTCCATGACCAAATTCTCTTTTAGATAATCTGATCTTAAATGGAGTACCATCAGCACCTGCTCCATTTCTTGTCTCTGCCAAAACGCCCATAGACATTGGTAAAGATTCTGAAATTGGAGTCTGCCATTTGTACTCTCCTCTAGCATTGTCAACCATGATTGTATTCTTACCACCAAACGATGCCATTTGATACAAAGGCATTTCTACCTTTTGTGTCATAGCCCACAACTCCACTGGACCCATGTCCATTGGCTCTGCGTCACCAAGCATTTGTGTTAAGTGATATGAATCAATATGTGAACTAGCCGAGTAAGAAGTGTCTCTCAAAAAGAGACCATTGTTTAAAACCGGTGTTGCCATTTTTTCACTTTTTTTAGTTAATAATTATTGTTGTTGTTTCAGTTTTTAAAATCTTTTAAATATATTAGGGTTCCTAGGTAAAGTTCTTTTCCTTGAAGCTTTTGCTTCAGCTACTCCACCTGTACTTGCTGTTTTAGTTGACTGTGCAGTTTTTAATTTTCTAACTGTTTGTTCAACTGCTTTGTTAGTTCCTTTAGTCATTAATTGTTCTTTATAACCTTTTGGATCAGCTAACAACCACAATGCTTCAGTAACAAGATTGTAGTTTGGTTCAACAAATTGGTACTTTTCTAATAAGTGCCCTAATAAGTTTGTGTTTTGACCATTAATAGACGGATATGAAGGATTAACAAGTCCATTATATAATAGAGACTGTGTTTTTTTATTTACTTTTAAATCTCCTATTTTACCATCCTTAAGAGTATGATACACATTAGCCATATAATTTTCTGATGCTTTTTGTTGTTGAGCTTTCATTTGCTCTTGTTGTTGTAACTTTCTTGCAACAACTTGTTCTTGCATCTTATCTAATTTTGGTTTGAACTTAGCAGCTTGTTTTTCAAGCTTACCTAAATCTTTCCAAATTTCTATTTCTTCTTGAATATCTTCTGGAGTACCGTATCCTGTAGCTGTTAGATATTCTCTTACAATGTGTGCTTGCCCATCTTCATCAGCTAGTGAAAGTTGTCTTACTTCTTCTGTTTGAGCTAGTGCACCAAATAAACCTTTTAAATCTGTACCACCATCAGCAACATATTTTGCAGCTACTTGTAATTCTTGTGGTAAACTATTAAAGAATTGTTTTGGAGTTTCTCTTCTAACTTTGTTAGCTCTTTCAGCCATATTAGCTTGAATAAGCTCTTTCCAATCCTTAGCAGTGTAATCATCTAAATCTTTATCATCATCAAAAGGAATGATTTCTTCATTTTCAATCATTTTTTTGAAGACATCAGCCATATCATTAATTCTTCTTCTACCTTTAGCAGTAGATTTTTCTTCTTCTGATTCAGCTAAATCTAATCCTTCATTTAGAATTTCATCTACTTCATCTTTTGTGACTGTTGAACCAGGAGTTGTATCTCCTCCCTCAGCTGCTTTTGCTGTTTCAGTACTTCCTGATGCATCAGCTTTATCAGCTTCACCTGTAGTAGAATCAGCTTCTTTAGAATCTTGTTTGCTTTCTTCTTCTGTTTGGTTGTTAATACTGCCATCATCTAAAAATGATAAGTCTACATTATCTGCTTTTGAAAATACATTTGGTTTTTTAGTTTCCTTTTCAGGTGTAACAACAGATCCAGCCCCAGGAGCTCCATTAAAGATCTCATCTAGGTTAACATCTATCTCTTGAACTGTTGTTGTTTGTTCCATTTTATTTGACATAATATATTGGTTTTAGTTATACTTCTTGGTTATTACATATATAATATACAAAAGTTTTTATTATTAAACCTTAGAAATTTTTAATTTAGATAAAGTTTTTTGTAGTATATAGCTAAGTATATTATTTTTCTTTGTTTTTCTTAGATTTAGAGTCAGTTTTAACATCATATTTGTTTTTATTCTCTCTTGCAATTTCAAGATTTTTATCAGCAATTGACCTTTGAGTAGCTAGTTTTTCTTTATCAATTGCTAATTTATCTCTATCATATGATCTTTTTTCATTTAACTGTTCTCTTTTAAGATTCATTTGCTCTCTGTACTGATCTCTTTGACGTATATCATCAAGGGCATCCATATAATCACTTTGCTGATTTTGATTAATATCTTGCATAGCTCCATAACCAGCAGATCTAATTTCAGCAACAGTAATATCTTTCTGTCTCTCTTTCTCCTTCTCATTAGCTTCAAATTGTCTTTGAGCTTCAGCTTCTTTAGCAGCAGCCTCTTGTTGTTGTTGAGCCATTTGCTGTTGTTGTTGCTGTTGAGACTCTTGTTGTTGCTGTTGTTTAGCTTCAGCATCTTTAAGTACATCAGTAACTTCTGCAATACTTGTTGCTTTAATAACATTACCAAGATCATAAATTGAAGCTCCAGTAGTATTATTTGTAAGAGCCATTTGTTTTAATTGATCAAGTATTTGTCTATGATTAGTTTTAGTAGTACAGAAAACATTAAAATCTCTTAAAAGTAATTTAGTACCATTTATTTGAAAATTAACTTTCTCTGCTTCCGTAGTCACATAGCTTAATCTAATAGAAGGATTAGTACTATGGTAATATTGTGATAGGTCTGTTCTCATTTGGTGTACACGTGGCATTAAATGATCTGAATGCTGTGTAAAATACATTTCTGTTTGTGCATATGATTGATTCATAGCTTGTGTTACACCTGTTGCAGTTTGTTGTGCTATTGCACCACCCATACGTTGTGGATTGATACCAATTGATTCAAAAGCTTGTTGTTTAAAATGATTAGCTAATTGAATTCTTGACATTAACCTATTTGTTTGTTCAAGGTTTAATGTTTGATAATGATTAAAGTTTGTGGCATTTTCTGTATTAGTTATAGAAGTATCTAAAGGCATCATACCAAAATCCTTCATTGCTACATACGCTTTTGCTAAATTATTTTTTCCCCAATCTTCACCCATTGAGTGACGTGGTAATGCATTTTGATCAAACATAATAACAGTTCCTAGCTCATCTACTAGTATGTCTGCTATTTGATTGTTAACCATATTATAACCTATTTGGTATGGTTTCATTAAATCTACTAATGATGTTGATCTTGTATTTCTATCAGAGAATACTCTTCCTTCTACAGGTAACTTACATCCATATAAAGAATCATCACCTTTAAATTGATATTCTATTCTTCCAGGCTTTTGTTGATTTATACCTAAGTATATTGGAGATTCTTCATTTGTTTCATTTCTCCAAGATGTTGGTGCATTAGGGCCAATTTTAACACCACCCCATACTTCATTAATCCAAAACCAATCAATATGTTCTCCTTGAATTAAATTTTCTTTTGTTCTAGCTTTAAATAATTTAGTATTATATATAGGTTTATCTGTTACTTTATATGTTTCATCAATTATTTCTTGTACTAAATCACCGCTTTCTCCAATTTTAGTTAAGTGACCAACTCTTCTTTGAGTCTTCCAATAACAAGTAGTTACACGCATCATGTTATAATCACCCCATTTTCCTATATCATCTCCTTCTGTTAGAATAGCTTGAACAATATCTCCACCATATGAACTAGCATTATAATCATGATTAGCCATAAGTTTTCTATAAGCTAATCCAGGTCTTTGTGTATTCCAAGCATGTGATCTTGTAGCATCATAATATGATCCATCATTTTGATGTCCGTTATCTAAGTACATTGCATTTGCAGCAGGATATATTCTTTCTAAAGATTTAAGTTGTTCTTCATTCATTAAATATCCATAATTATCTATAACATCTGCAACACTCATCATATCACATTTACCAACAAAGTTTGAATCTGATATATATCTTGAGTCTGGTGATTTTTGATAGAATGTTAAAGCTGGATTCCATAATTCTACACTATAGTCATCTTCCATCATTTTAAAATGCCAAAACTCTCTATCACAAATAAGCATATCTCTAAATGCTCTTTCTTCTAGTTCTTGCATCTTAAATCTTTCCTCATCAACATTTAATTGATGATGAGCCCATTCTTCAACCATACTTCTATAGTCTTTTGAAAAGAAATCTTGTATCTCTGGTAATGTTTTTAATTTTTGAGGACTTGTAGCTTCTGCAAATTCTTCAGACTGTGGATCAGCACCTTGTTTAATCATGCTTAACACTAACTTGCTTCTAGCATCTGAAAGTAATGTTTCTTCAATCTGTAATCTTTTTTGTTCCAACATCTCATTATAAGATGTGTCATCAACTGCTCTAAATTGTACCTTAGAATACCTTTTAGAAAATTCACCAACTAAAACATTTATAACATTAGGAATTATAGGATAAAATTTTAACTCTAATGCAGTCTCATCTTCTTTTGTAAGAATATCTATTAATTGTGTATAGTCATTATCTTCTTCAATAATGTAATCCGTTTTATCAATTATACCTTTTGCTAATTTATAATTTTTTAAAATTTTTCTTGCATTATCTCTAAGATAATCAATACCTCTTTTTTCTAACCAATCAAGATTCCACGCAGCCCACTGATCATCCTTTTCTTTAGCAGGTATAAATTGTAGTGGTTGTGTTAATGTTGCAGCAACATGAGCTCCCTCTGCTTTTGCACCATTTTTTAATTGCATTGCGCTTAATACTTTCATATTCTAGTAGTTTTCATTATAGATAATGTCATCTTCTGGAGCATATGTATCATATACATAAATATATTGAATAGACCCATATATTCCATCATCATCAATAGTTGTAGTTGTTACCCAATCATACATTATTTTATTCTTTTAAAAGGACTTCTTCTTTTTTTCATAGTAGAATTACTCTTTCTCCTACCTAAATTACTAAAAGGTCTCATATTTAATTTATACAAATTTTGTGAATTTTCCAAAGATTCTAGTGACTTATCTTTCTCTTTTCTCTTAACATAGCCTCTATTTGCTTGTTGCATCTTAGCAAATGCCACTAATGCGGCAAATGATACCAATCTATCCACGTTTAATCCTGGATAATATTGAAGCATTTCTGTAATCAACATTTTATCAGGTATTCTTTCTACACCAAATTTGACATTTATAACTTCACCTTTATCATCTAGCTCTTCATCAATTGATTCTCTAATAAACTCAATTGCATATGATATAAGATGACTTTTAAATAATGTACCTGTATTTTTCCAACCGTATTCTTGAAATACATTGTTGTTTGAACCAAGATCTTTTAGGAATACCATTTGTGATCTAGGAACTAAATATTTTTGTTTTCTTTTTGCAATCATATACTGAATAAATAATGATATATTATTCTCAACAATAGTCCATGCATTATACCATTCAATAATCTTTTCTAATTGCTCATGTGTTTTATTTATATCATCATATCTACCACACCATGTTGCAACTATTTTATCTCCTTCTACAAATGTTTCTAAACCTTCAGGAGTTTCTTTTGTAACTTCAATTGGATTTTTATAAACAATAATACTACATAAAGAATCTGATGTTGTAGTTTTTCCTTCTGACACAGGGTCAATAGATGCATAATAAGTACCAAACGCTGGATCTTTTATTGGTCTTTCCCACACTGTTAATACACCACCTTTATCTTCTCTTTTTTTATTTACTGGAAACTCAGATATAGGTGTTCTATTTGATTTATTAGCTTTAATTCCTTTTTCATCTCTCTCTAACTCAATAAATTCATATGAATATTCTTTACGTTCAATCCTTTGCATTTGTTTTGTAAGAAAACTCTGTGGAAATATAGATGCTTTTCTATAAGCAAAAGCTTCTGCAATGTTTGTTGGTTTTTGAGATATACGTAATTGATACTGTTCTGGATCTAATTCATCTTTCCATGTTTGTCTTTCAACTTCAATTGCTTTTAAAGAAGCATCAATTAAAGAATTACCATACTTATCTATAAAAGGAGGCATTGACCATTGTTCAGGAATAAATAATCCAGCAATTCCTATTGTGCCTTTATCATCAATTAGATCTGTTTTAACTCCAAGTATACCGTTTGCTTCAGGTTGTATAATCATTTTTTTTAATGGTTCACACTGATCAAGATCACCCACTGATCCTGCTGCAATAAATTGACCTGTTGTCATCATACCTGAAGACATTGCTGGTCTAATATACTCATATGTTTGATCCATCTTTGGGGCAATACCAGCCTCTTCATGAAAGAAGTAAGTACAAGGTCCACCTACACCTGTTGTTGCATTCTTTTCAAATGATGCACCTTGTATTTTAGATCTAAGACCTCTTTGAGTTTTTCTATTATTTATTCTTACCTCAATTTTTTGTTCCCAAAGTAAAACTTTATCTGGGTTATTAGGTCTATACCAAGCAGTATGTTGATTAAGAAATGTTGCGTATTCATCTAAAAATTTCCAAGAACCTTTATCATTAATATAATCTTTTAATGATGCACCTATCTTACATATTGATCCTTCTTCAAACCAATATTGATTTACAATTTTTGCCATATGAAAATAAGAAGAAGCAATCTGACGTTTTTTAAGAATA